TTCAGGTGATGGTTCTAATTTAACAGGTATATCTGCAGGATTAACGACTGATACTGCATTGAATACTTCAGGTGGTATAAATGCTGGAGATTCATATACAACAGGTATAAGAAATACTGCTATTGGTTATAATGCTTTAACATCTGATACTACAGGTTCTGATAATATTGGTGTAGTACCTGCTTTAGCACCAACATACTTAAAGTGAGCACTATCAGGATTATGATTGTAAACATATTGCCAACCATAACGTTTACCATTTGCTTTCAACCATTGATATCCTTCACCATTAATATCAAGTGCTTCTCCAAATAAGTGATGTGATTCTGGATGTCCGCCAATAGCAGTATTTTTTGCTCTACTTCTACCAGAACTTGCAACAAATGATGCTAAGTCCATACCAGAAGCTTTCATTGCTGCAGCAAATTGCTCTGCTGCTGGTTCTGACAATACAATAGGTCTATTACTTTGATCTTTTGTACCTTCAATAGTAAATCCAGAACCTGTCTCAGGGTGAGTTGCTGGTTTGATAGTCCCTGATGCATTTTTATTTGATTTTGTAGTTGGTCGTTCCTGAGAATCATCACCAAAACCAAGGAAATTCTTTAACCTTCTAAAGTTATTTGTAAAGAAATTACCACCACCTTGAGGTCTGTTTCCACCAGTATTTTGACCAGATGTTAGAGGAGTAGACTTCATGTTCTTAACATCAAATCCACCAACTTTCAATGCTTCAACCATTCCTTTACTATATCCATCAGTGGTATATCCCAATCTAATGTTAGCAGGATCCGCATTAGGTGAGTATGCTTTTGCTACAGCAGCAATACCATCTAAGGGATTACCAAAGGCATTATAGTTTTCGGGGTGTCTATTTACATCATGCCATAGTTTGATATTATCTTTTACTGAAGTGAATAAGTTATCATATTTTGTCCAACCTACAGAGAATCCATCCCTAGGGATAGTACCAAATCCTCTATTACCAGTTTGACCGAAAGCGTTAGTTCTATTTGTGCTATTATAAACACTCCTCATGTTAGGATCTAAATATCCTGTTTCATGCATTGCTTGAGCAGCAACAATTTGAGGGAATTTTGCTCCGCCTGCTTTCTTTGCTAACTTGTGTACATGATCAAAGGCACCTTTCTTAGAAAGTTTCTTACCTGCAGGTAAAGTTCCTCCTTGAGAGAAACCAGGTAATCCAAATCCTCCAGATTTTGCTTCACCAATTCTTTTATTGGTGAGGTTGGGCATTCTCTTAGTCGCAGGAGTGTCAAAAGGAACAACAAATGCTCCACCATCTGCCTTTCTAGCAACGTATTCAGTACCATGACCAATGAATGCTGTACTTTGACCACCATCAAGTGATACGGGATAACCAGACTGAGGTCCGCTAATCCATCCACCTGCCGCTTTTTCTTCGGGTTTACCCATCCCAAAGAACTTTTTAATACCACCAAAGAAGTCACTTAGAGGAGTAGATGATTCTTCCCCTGATTTAGTATCGTCCTTATTACCTTTATTCTCTTCTTTTGGTGGTGGTTCATCGCCAACACGATTACCAGATGTCATTAATGCAAGACTTGTACCAGTCACGATAAGACCAGTAAGACTTCTTTTACCAAATCTCTTTCCTAGTCTTGTCTTACTTGCCAGCAACTTATTTCTGAAGAACATCAGAACTGCGCCGAAGTCCTTGACAATATTCATTGGGTTACTTAACCAACGAATTCCAAGTAATAAAGTTCCTAGTCCTGCCGCGGCCTGTAGTAATCCGCCAAGTTTTTCCCACCAACTAGTTTCGTCAGATAATAATGTATAGAGTCCTTCAATGGTATTGACTACACCAAACTTAGCAACATCAAATATAAATTTGGCGATTGTTACCAGTGTATTAACAATATTCTTGACTTTCTTTTGATTTTCTTCCTTAGATAACCATTCTAATGCTGGACCGATAATGGCAATCTTCAAGAGACCACCTAACAATCCAAGTAGACCCTCTAAGAAATTAGGAACTCTCGCTTTAGATAATGCAGCAATAAAACCACTACCCCTTTTAGCATTAGGTGTAGTATAGTTTGGTTTAAATTTTACTCTATTCTTCTCTGCTAATGCTAGTTGACCTAACTGAATCTTCTTAATATCTCCTACTACCTTCGCAAGGGAATTAAGAGTATTACCTAAATTATTTGTCGCTTGTACGTTTGCATTAATAGTTTCTACAACTGCCCGATTTTCTTCAGACACTTTCTTAGTTCCGCCCACCGCAGCGGGTGAAACGAACTTATAAAAATTAATTTTAGCGCCTTTTTGTACGGTTGCCATTTAATTAAATCTTGCTCAGTGTAGTTTCTACTGCTCGTACTACTTTTGTTCTCTCTATATTTATAGGTACTGCCTGAAGAATAGGTTCGATCTTCTCGATAATAAGAGGAATAGGTACGAAATCTAATGCTTGTTTTAAAGCATATTTTGCTGATAGTCCATCCTTACTTAATGCTTTAGTTGCAACATTATCAACTGTAGCTAAGACTTTCTGATCAATACCTAATTCAGCACCAATCATTTCGATTGCTTTAGTAGGATCTCCACTACTCATACCAGTAATTGCATCCACTAGACCGCCAAGTCCAAAGTGTTGAGCAGCACCTTTAATCATTGATGATGGATTGAATCCACCTGAAAGTACACTATCTGCTAAGTTTGCTAGGTCAGGACTGATCATTCCTAATCCACTCTTGATAGCACCACTAAAATCACCACCTAAGATTTGTTGACCTAATGAACCAACAGGTCCACCAATCATACCTAATCCTATATTTGCGGCATTCATGAAGTTGCCTGTCATCAAGTTTTGTCCTATCTGACCTATAGGACTATCAAGGAATCCAGTAACTTTATCTAATACACCATTAACACCTGCCATCATGCCAGGTGCAAAATGGTTCAGTCCCATCATAACTGCACCCATCGGATTACCCGATGCGAGAGATGATATAGCACCGATGCCACTTACAATAGGTGCAGCACCAGGAATAAACATTGCTGCTGTTCTAACAATTGGATTGTTTACAACACCACCAACAAAATTACCTACGCTACTAACAGCATTACTAACACCCTTTACGACACCACTAACTGCCCTACTGATGCCCTTTACAATACCACCCAAGAAATACTCTTGAGGTTCTTGTACAGCACCACCAATAGATTTGCCTTCACCTGGTGGTTTGTCCTGCTCCTTTGCCTGACCAAAAATTGCACCAATTTCATCAAAGGAAGGTAATTTTTCACCAATAGACCTCAATCCATTTTGAAGACCACTCATGCCAAGTTTGGCAATTAATGCATCCTCGGGTTCTCTAGGATCAAAATCAGGAAAAGCCATACCTGCTAGATCTCTAGCAAGCATGAACAGGTCAATACCAAATGAAATTCCAGAACCTGGAGCGAACCCCAGTGGAGGAACAATAAAGGGTGCTGATGATAAGTCGAATAAAGCAGAAGCAAAATCAAATACTGAACCAGTAGGATCATTGCTAGTTAATCTGTCATAGGCAGAAACAAGACCAAATATACCACCAATAATTGGCCAACCATTAGCACCAATAAATTTCTTGGCCTTTTCACCAAAGTCACCAAGACCGTTGATACCGTTTTTCTTCAGTGCTTCAATTAATTTCCCTACATAAGGAATCTTTCTTAATTGGTCACCAAACTTTGCTCCAAGACCCATAACAAATTTTATGGGTTTCTTTAGGTTATCCAATAAAGGACCAACCAGTTTCTCCATTACGAAGTTTTTACCAGCAGTACCTAACTCATTAACCATGTTGCCAAACTTGGCAAACTGAGAATTGATACCATTACGAATTGCTGTTGCTTTTTCTGCAGCAAATTTCATAGCAGAATCTGCTGCTTTTCTGAAAGTAGAACCCTCTTGGAAGGTTATATTTTTACCTGTAATTTCAGCACCAGATCTAAATGCCGTTCCCTCTTGGAAAGTAAGGTTTTTCCATGAAGTATCAAGGAAACCGAATACACCTTTTGTTATCGACTCACCTTGCTTTTTAAATTTATCCATTAGGGCTGTACCGCCCTCTACAGCATCATCTAATAATTTTTGCCCTGTCTCTACAACATTTTGTCTTCTAGCTTCATCAAAACCTAAAGAATCAGCGAGTTGAAGCGATCTATCGACTGTAGCATTCCAAAGATTTTTTGGATCTAGGTTTTTGAATAATTTTTGTGTAGACTCAGATTTTAATACCTTATCTGCCTCAGTTGACATACTATCAATGAGACCTGTGCCAAAATTTTGAAATCTTTTAATTTGTGTGGCACTATTATCTACAAGATTACTTAATGGACCAGGTTTATTTCCAAGAAGTTCATCAACATATTTGTCATATCCACGTCTATTGTCTCCAAACGGATTCAGAGTCCGAACACCAAGAGCACTCCTAAGAGGTTTCTTAAGATTTTCAAGTTGGGTACTAAGGAATCGAGTAAATCTGTTTCCTTTTGGTTTTGGTTTCTTTGGTTTTCCGTCTGGTCCTAGCTCATCAGCACCTGGTTTTGGTCTTTTATTTCTTCTATTGGGATCTGGATCTGGAACCTCATCTGCCAGATCGAGCAGACCTAAAATGTCAGTAATTAAACTGAATGGATTCATCAGGTATTTCAACCCAATAATTCCAAGCATCATATCACCCAGACCCTTCAGTCTGCTACCGAAGTCTCCATCTTCTGCGAATAATGCTGACCATCCATCTAAGACTTTGTTCGTTAGTGTGGATGCCCAAGAAAATAACTTATCAAAGACAAATAATGCCTTATCTAAAAATGTTGCTAACTTTTCTCTATTTGATTCGTCACTAACCCAATCTAATATTTCATTGGTGACAGCGAAAGCGCCAAGTGACAGTAAAAAATTACCTACGGGTCCTAAGAATTTTTCAACCCATGAAAAACCGCCTTTAAGACTCTTTTTTGCTTGATTCTTTAGTTTACTACCAACTCTTGCTTTACTTGCCTTTTTAATTGCGCCTTTCTCTGCCGCATCTTCTGCCCTTTGATCTGCTTCTCTTTGGGTTCTCTGTCTTTCTGCACGTTCTCTTAACTTATCATTCTTCACCATCTTGATATTGATCATCTCAATATCTTTGACTAGCGATCCAATACCCTCAACAGTTTTACCTAATCTATTTGTTGCTAAAACTTGCTTTCTGGCTGCAAGAACAACAGGTGACTTTATGGAGGAAGTACCTGGATTATAAAACTTGAATGGTTGTATTTTAGTGCTAGCCACTCTTCGCCTGTTGCTCCTTCATTCGGTTTTCTTCTTCTTTGAGGAAATTGACTAATAGATTCACATAAATCTCTTTCTCCCAAGGCATTAAATTATCAATGTACTCAGGATTCCACTTATGATGATGCATTAAGGCAAAATTGCCCTCATAATATGCCCGAAGGTTTGTGTGCAGGAGGGCTATGCGAAAAAACTCGCCAGTCCTTCTAGAACAACTTCACTTTTCACGTTAGTTTTAGGGTTAGTAACCTCAACGGTATGAGACAATTTTGGCATGGTTTCAAAGAACTCTTGAACCTGTGCGAATTGCTTACTATTCAGATTATCCAAAAACTCAACTTTCTCATCATCTGTAGCATCATTACAATCATATACCTGTTCTTCAGTAGCAATAGTCACCATGCATGATGCCGCCATTGTGAATACGGTATCTACATCTGGACCACTATCACCAAAATTCAACTTAACAAAGGTATCAAGTCTAGGATAGTCAAATGTGACTGCCATTTCATCAGAAAGTTTGATTTCTTTCTTATGCTTTTTATCCTTAACTACTTTGATTTCGTCAAGAGGAATTGAAACTGTTACTTCAGTCTCACCATCATCAGGACAAACAACTGTTGCTTGAACAGACTCACCAACTGACTTAGTACGAATTTGCAAGAACAAGAATTCAATGTCGAATGTTGCAAGTTTATCAATATCTTGAATATCGGTACATTCTCTAAGAATGCCCTTGATAGTCTCAAGTAGTTGTTCTTGATCACCAGTTTCGGTTGCTACTAGGAGCAACTTCTCTTCTTTTACAAGAAAAGGTCTGTAGTTAACAATAGTCTTACCGTCAGACGGCAATTTCACTTTGTACTTAGGTACATTTAATTTAGGTAATGCCATAGAAATTCAATTCAGTAATAGTATTTAGGCGGTTCCCAAGAGGGAAGGTAAGAATCCAGAGAACAAGGTAACTGCATTTCTACTAGTATCAGTGCCTGTGAAATTATCAAAACCAGAAGGTGTTGTTAAATCACGGACTAAACCAGGATCATCAAATTGATCTTCAGTGAAGAAACGGTATCTTTCATAGTAGAAACCTACCTGCATGTTCAAAGTTTTTGCAGTAGCATTATCAAGTCTAACTGATCCGATGTTATATGGGAATACATTAGACAAGATGTAACATCCAGTCAATTTGTATTTTCTAGCGAGTAAGAAGGGATTACCTGCTTCTCGTAATGCTCTAATCAATTTAGGATCGGTGTATACATAATCACCGCCACCTCTCTCCCACTTATATATGACAAGAGAGGGACAAACATATTCATCATAGTACCTAGTATATTGAGAGGCGTCACTTGCCATCAATTGTGTCCACCTTTCAAAGAAGACCCTAGTTCTCATAGATCTAGGAATCAGGAAATTAATATTGATCTGACTGAAAGCAGTATTGGTTGCATATTTAAAAGGAGATCCAACAGCTTGAACTTGACCAGTAGTTATCTGCTTACTAGGAAGTTGTACTGTATTTGCATAATAATCTAAGAGTGTATCTAATTCACCCTCTACTTGCATTCTATTTGTGTTAAAGTTACCACCACCATTTATCAACATTCTAGGTGTGGCAAATTTTACTGAAAAAAGGTTAGAGAAACTTGGTGAGTTGTCTCTTTCCTTTGAAAATGCCATGAACTCTTGAAAAGAGTTATATTTCGCTCCTTGTGGATTTGGGATTCCCATTAGATTTTAAGTTCCTTTTCTGTAATAATTTTGAATTCCCATTGTCGATCTAAACAGAATTCAGTTGCAGCTTTCCATTTCGCTTTGTTTACGCTCCAAGTCACGACCTCATTAATATACTTCTTAGTCATCCGTTTTTGTGTTTTAGGTTCTTTTGTCTGCCTAAATGGTTTAACTTCGACTAAATACTTTTTACCATTGATTTTCATGTAAAAATCAACGAAGTATCGATGGTATTTATTATCAACTGGAGATCTGTAAGGAATAACAATTTCCTCACTGCTCCACTCTTGTACGCTAGGTGTTGTATCACACCAAAGCATGAATTTATATTCCCATGATGAGCGAAATATGATCTTATGGGGATCACCCTTATATTTGCGCGGAAACTTAGGACGATAAGTGCCTTGGTAATATCGCATAAATATATAGAGACCACTGTAGTATTTATATCGATAATGGCATCATCTACTCTTAGATATCCTTTGTCACCTCCTGTAATTGGCAATTCAGTGGGTGATGGACCAACACAGGCAGTGGATTATGTAATGTTTCGTCGGAAACGAATTAATTTTGAAGAAGGTGGCAGTAAAGGTTATAATCAATTAAATTTACCTGGTAATAAAGTATCATTCACTCATAATGACGTTTCGGTATATCTTGCTATGCCGCAACAACTAGCAACTGCTTACAATCCAGCATATACAACCCAAAATTTGGGTGTTGGTGGTATGGCAATGGCAGGTTTAGATGTTAAACTAAATGCAGAGGGAGATGATGCGGGAGTTCTTGATGGTATCGTTGAAGTCCTACAAAAAGCAGCTGGTAATGCTAGACCAGAATTTCTAAATGCTGCAAAAGCGCAAATTGCCAACTCTGCTAGTCAAATGTTAGGTATTGGTGGAAATATTAACGCTAATACTATTGCACAAATTTCAGGTGGAAAGGTCTTTAACCCATATACTGAACAATTGTTCAATAATATGACATTTAGATCTCACTCATTCAACTTCAAGTTGTTTAATAGAAGTCCTGAAGAGGCGAGAGAAAATTTTAATATCATCAAGTATTTTAAGACAGGTGCCGTTCCCATCCTTGGTAAAGGTGCTAGTCGTTTTATTGAAGTACCTGATAAGTTTGATATTAAATTTGTTCGTATGAATCCTGAAAGGACTCAATTTACTGATGCTAACGACTTACATTTTAAGATTTTTACCTCTGTTTGTGCAGGTGTAAATGTAAACTACACTCCAGACGGTCAATATAATGCATTTGCAGAAACTTCAATGAGTTTAGAGGATGGAAAAGGAATGCTACAAGTTCCTGCTGTAGTATTAACTCTAAATTTCTTAGAGACTAGATTCGTAGGTCAAGAAGATATTGTGGAGGGATATTAATGTCATACTTTTCAAAATTACCAAACGTATTCATTGGAGAGGGAGTTACGGATGACGAACTCTTCAAATACAGACTTACTAAGAATTTATTCCGAAAAGTAAGATCTAGACCCGACTTGAATAAGTATGTAACCTTCTTTGAGGCACATTCGGTCAAAGATAATGAAACTCCTGCTTCTATCGCATTTGATTTATTTCAGGATTCTCATTTTGATTGGACTATTCTATTAATTAACGATATTACTGATTTCTACGAGCAGTGGCCAAAAGACTTAAATACTCTATCTGAGTATGTACAAACCAAATATAACGATCCAGATGATGTTCATCATTACGAAACTAATGAGATTTTATATAACGACATTACATTCATTAAAGCAGGTGTTCAAGTAACTGCTGACTATCGTTGCGTTTTACCTGATTTAACAACAAAAACTGCTGAAGAGAGTCGTTATCCAGTTTCTAATTATGAGCACGAATATTCCTTAAATGAGGAAAAACGTCAAATTCTGATTCCTACGAATGCAGTCATTGATATGATGATTGAAGAATTTGAAGATTTAGTTGGATATGAACCACATGCTGAACTTGATGAATTAGGCAATAAAAAGACGCCTCTTAGTATTGCGTCTCGTTTCCTTAATAATATTGGTTCCCAGAATTTCCAAAATACTGGATTAATTACTAATAATGGTAATGTTGGTGCTATCACTTATGATGATGGTCCTACGAATATCGGATCTTCTAGTCAGGTTGGAGTTGCAACATCAACGACTACAACAACATCTAATGGTGGCGGTGGTGCAGTTAGTACATCATCTTCATCTTCTCCAAGTCCCTCTCCTTCTCCTTCCCCTTCACCATCTCCATCGCCTTCTCCTCAAAGTGGCGGATCTGGCGGATCTGGTTACGGATACTAAAAAACCTTAGAGACCCAATTTTTGCCGCGATTTTTTTTGCGACTTTTTGGGAATCTAAGGCCGATTTTCGTTTTGGGGTCAACCCCCGTCGATATCACATCCAACTACTGCACCGCCGACAATACCTAGTGGGATTGCCCACCAGCGACCGTCACCACGGGACAGAGCAGCACCTGCTGCACCTCCTGTAATACCACCAAGGACTGCACCTTGAGAACAGTCATTACCATCTTCATCGTGATGTAACTGATCAGGGAAACGTTTCTCTGGAAGATCATACAGTTTAGGTCCTTGCCCCGCACATGGAACTTCAACCTTCTCTCTGTAAGAACTCACATAACCAGGTCTCCTTGAGTTACCAGGAATATATTCTTCACGATATTCATATCGATAACAAATGTTTTCTGAAGCAAAACCATGATCAGATTTGTAGTCACGGTATGCTTTGTAGTTTGAGTAGTCACCAGTTGATTGGTAATTAACCCTAGGACCACCTGCCATGGCAGGACCAGCAAGAAGCAAAAGTGCTAAAGGAATGAGTTTCATCTTAAATACTTGTCCATTCTAAGTTTGATGTAATACATCCCGATCACCCAGACCGAGAAGAGGAACCCCTCGCCATAAGACATGGAGTTCCAAGCGCCAACTGCACTGTCTAGCATCGCCAGAGTATCTGGCATTGCTAAAACTTCTGTACCCATTACTCTTCCTCAGCGAGACGAGCGAAGTAAGACATACCATCCTCTTCATCTTCTACGGGAGCAGCAGCAACTGCTTTCTCTCGGAAGTCCTTGACCTCTGCTGCCCAATCAGGTTGGTTAGAGTTCACGGTGATGTCAGGAGCATTGAATCCACGACCTTCAGACTCATCCTCAAGGGACTCATCGATACGAACGGGAGCAGCAGTGCGTCCCAGAACAAGATCAAGACGTGCCTTGAGTTGTTCGTAAGATTTGAAGTTCTTGGTGTCTTCAAACTCTGCAAGAGAGTATGCGTCCTTCCAGATAGATTCGAGTTTATCATCAGCGAAGTTACCGAGAGTGCTAGGAGCAGCAAACTCAGACTTATCATAGTTCCAGTATCCATCGACCTTGCGGATCTTCAGTTTGAAGTCAGCACCTTTCCAGAAGTTGAAAGGATCGATAGGAGTCTCGTCTGCAAATGCAGGTTGCATTGCTTCAACGAGTTTGTCGAAAATTTTCTTACCAAATTTGTAGAGGAAGACTTTTCCTTCATTTTCAGGGTGAGCAGGATCACTCACAACATAGATGTTGGAGTAGTAAGAAAGTTTACGCTTCTGTGCGCGAGCAGTTTCTTTATCGTGATCAGAACCAGAGTTCCAGAGTTGGCGATTGAGTTCACCGACTGGATCATCTTTGCCGATAGTGGTGAGAGAGTTCTCAATGTACCACTGACCGCCAGGTCCTTTAAAAGCATGACTCCAGATCTTTGCCCAAGGCATATCTTCGCCATCAGGTGCAGGAAGGAATCGGATTACTGCATAACCGTTACCAGACTTGTCCAGTTCAGGTTTCCAGAGACGCTCATCAGCGCCACTGCCTGCAGCAGGTTGGTTGAGTTTTTCGATCTCTTTGGTCAAGCGAGCAAATGTATTGCCAGCAGAAGACGCTTTTTTAAGTGATGCGAAAGACATAATTGTATTTCTCCGTATTTGTAGTGTGTGTTGTGTGCTACTGTGTTATCGTAGCATATTATTTAGGTCTCGTCAACCTCCCTCTGTGCCGCTTGTTCAAGTGTGCTAACCATAGCATCCATACACTCAAACAGGTCACTGTAACCAAAGGCATTGGTCAAAGCACTGATCCTTGTCTTCATGTCGGATGCTTCAGGGTCATCCTTGGCAGCAAGAGCGAGTCTAAAATAAAAGTTTCGTTGTTTATCGATGAGCACCTTACATTCTTCAATGTGATTTAGTTTCTCATCTTTACTCATTGACGGCAGTCGAGACGTTACTGCCGCTATTTGTTGATAGGTGTTAAAAATATCTGACAAGCTTTCTTGTACTTGTTCTGATTTAAAAAAACTCATAGTTTTAATCTAATAGTTTCCAGAATTACATTCTTGTACTTCTTACAATCAATAGAAAGAAATGGTTCATACTTTTTGATTCTCATTCTGGTTTCTTTCCACATAGGATCAGTCAACTTTTTATCTAGATCGTCAACAT